CCACGAACATCCGGACGAGAATACCGGATAATAGTCGCTCACGCAGTTTTGCATATCCGCAAATTCGTTGTCGCCGATAACATATCTGCGGTTATATCCTTTAAATTCGGATATCATTTCGACTGTTTTGTTGTTAGCCATATAATCACACCTTTAACGTGTAATGCACCGCCGGAGCGTGTCGTGAGTGGTAATACTTCTTGAATTTGTCATAAGCCTTTTCAAACTCTCCGTGGCTATAGACATAACGTTCCATTTCGTTTAAATGAAAGTCAGCTTTCGAGAGAAGATAATATATATAAACCTTGCTGTACGGCTCCGGTATCAGTAATGGCAGATTTTTGTCAGATTCATAGGATTTATCAAGGCGACTGAAAGGATTATACGATATGCCTTCGCTGTCTTTGTGCGTCAAAATAACCTCATTGTAGACTTGACCTTCAAAATCGGACAGCCATCTGACAAGCGTTTTTTCATCAAAAGGCTGCCCCTTGCGCATTTCTTTGAACTGGTTAATAGCTTCGATTCTTGTCATTGTGCTGTCCTCCTGTAGCAAAAGGGCGGCATTTAAGCCGCCCGATTGTTTAAAGTTTCTGTTTTGTTTTTAACTCCTTAAATGCCTGTGCAGCTTTATTTACATCGTTTTCAACACCTTCGTAGATTTGCTGGATTAAAATCTTGTTTTTTGCAGAGCGCTGCATATTGTCAAGCACTTCTGCAACATTATCTTCTACTTCCACTTGTTTGCCTTTGGGAATAATCGTAGATTCACCGTTAATGGTTACTTTGATATAATTGTTTGTGCCTTCCTCATAAGGAATATATACTGTTTTCATCGTTTCCTCCTGTTAAATTTTAAGGGGGAGATGAACTCCCCCTATTTTTTAGTAAGGCGCCTTCAGCGTTGCGGAGAACTCATTAGCAGATTCGATACGAATCATGTAATCCTCCTGCAAACGTTTAGCTGCAAATGTGGCCTTCCAGCCTGCGGTCGAGAACTGCTCAAGCGGTCCTCCGGCTTCTTTTCTGGACTTGGCAATGAACTCAAGACCGCCATTTTCGAGTTCAATCGTACCATAAGCGTGACGGGCGAGAATAACTGTTCCAAACACCGCAGACCCGTCCTTGCCTGCTCCCTGTCCACATACAAGCGCGTCAGCGGGTACAGTATCAGTAAGAGCAGTAACGGTAAGTTTTGCAGATCCAGCCGCACCAGCGGTTACGCCCGTTACCTTGTAGGCAACACCGTTGATATAAACATCTACGCCGCCAGACGGGAATGTTGCGGCTTCGGCATCCGAAATGGCTTCTTTAACTGTGATTACGGTTGCGTTTGCGGCTGCGGCTGTCTTAACAGTAAAGCGGCATTTGCCTTTTACGATGTCGTTCGGGTAGAAAATTTTCGCGTTAGATGACTCGACAAAGCGGATTCCGGCGTACTTACCGATTTCACCCGCAAAGATGCGTTCGCCAGCTGCGTACTTGACGACATCGATAAAGTAATCTTTATCTTTCTTAATGTCAAGCGCAGCCTGCGGATGAATAATGCCAACGTACGCATCGCCCTCAAAAGGCTCTGCATCGTTGGCGCGAAGGATAGCCTGTACATTAAACAGCAGATTGGGTGTGAGTTTGCAGTTTTTGTTTAAATCTGCTCTCGATGTAACTGCGGTTTCTGATCCGCTGGAAACCTGCGGAGCATAATAAACGTTTGTGCCGCCTACAAGTTCCTCGCGAGCAAGAATGTCGAGCGTTAAGAACGCTTGACGACCGTTTTCCTCATGGATTGCCGATGTCAGTCTGTCACACGAAGTCCACTCGACCATGTCGGTAATCTTTTTGTATGTACCGTATTGTTTTACGGTTGCTGTAATCTTATCAACATCGATAAGCTCACCATCAGGAATATCACCATCAGTTAAAGGTGTAAGAGCGGGTGCCGACGGGCGCATAATACGCATTTCAACGGTTCTGCCGTTGTTGGGCGGGATAGGATACGGGTCGCCGAACTGCGTGTAATACAGCTTTTTCTTCGCCATGTGAATGAGTTTGGTATCCCACCAAACCTTATCCACTTCGGCGACAAGTCCGGGCGAATTTAGATTATTAATTACTTCGTCAAAAAGGTAAATGTTAAAGGGAATAATGCCAGATTTAAATATTTTGTTCATATTTCTTCGTTCCTTTCTGTGTATTTTTTGATTTTTACACAGACGAACTACCTGAAACTACCTAATTTTTATCACTTTACCGCTCCTTACTTCGCGGTCAATTTGCTCCCAATAGTCGTCTGTGTATTTGCGTGGGTCTTGAATCACAGCCACAGGAGCATTAGCAGACGAGAGATTTTCAGACGGGCGCTGACCGTTTGCTTTAATTGTGTCGGCAGCGTCTTTCATGCCTTTATCACGGGCGTATTTGGCGATTTTTGCAATATGGTCGTCGTAATAAACAGCTTTATAAGCTCTCATTACGCTTACACCGCGATTTAAAAGGTCGGCAAATTCAGGGTTTTGTATAGCGTTCAAAAGGCTGAAATTCGGGTCAAGTTCTTTCTGGATTGCCGATTCGTCCTTTTGCCAGCTTTCATACATCTTTTGGCGTTCAGCTTCGGCTCGTTTTTCGGCTTCGATACGCTCTTTTTCGGCCTTGAGCCGCTGCAGCTCTTGGTCTTTGCGCATATTTTCGTATTCCTGCTCTTTAATTCTCTTGAGCTGGTCAACGCTGATGCCTTTTTCAAGTGCTTCTTGTTCAAGGTTGCCGTTATCGATATACATTGCCTTTTGAAGTTCGTCGAGGTCTTTTGCTCCAAACCGCTTCAAAGCGGCTTCTATAATCGGCTGATAACTGTCAAGTTTAGCCGATTTATCTTTGTAGTCTTTAAGCCGTTCCTGAACGATTTTAGACGTACGTTCTTTGTAAAACTCCCTATACTTGCCGTTTATGAGCTTCTCAAACTCTGCTTCTAACTGTTCTTTGCTCTCTGGCTGTTCCTGAATTTCCGCAGCGGGGGTCTGCGTAACCTGTTTTTCTCCCGATTGCGCAGCGGCGTACTGCGCTGTTACGCCTTCGGCTGTTCCGCTTGCTTCGCCTGCGGCGGTCGCTGTCGTTGCGGCGCTACCGTCAAACAAAAACAAGCTCAGATTTAGCCAGTTTTTAATTGTTCGCATACTAATCTCCTTTGTAAGTTTTCTACCGTCTTTCCGGCGTGTCAGTATATATCACCCAAAAGGGGTTGATACCTTAATGTATTGCGGGTATTTATGTTCAAGCAGCATTAATCCTGTTAAAGCAAAACAGAGATAATGATTAATCTCTGTATTATCTATCGGAATCATGATTGTTACATTTCCGGCTTTTGCGTCCTGCTGCTTGAATCCAGCATCATTAAGACACTGAATGAATGTTTGCAACAAAATTGAAACGGCGTTGCATACCGCTCCGCCGTCTTTTGAATTGTCTGTATTTGCGTGTCCTTTGGCTATTAGGATATAAGAATTACCCTCTTTTTCAAGCGTTATTATTGTCATTTTGCGCTCCTTGCGAGGTAATAAACCGGTTATCGCCGGTTAACTTAGCGGCGAGTTGTTTTAACTGAATGTTTTCAGCTATAACTGCCTGTAATTGCTGATACTGCATATTATTTTCGCTGATGGTCTTTATAAGCTCATCCTTGCCCTCAATATCCATACCTTTCAAGCACGCCAAAGCCTGCGGCGCTAACTGCGGATTGAAGAATCCTAATTGATACAACTGCATCATCTCTTGGTTGTGAGCGTATTTATTATACGGGTTGCCTTTGTGAATGCGCACTTTAACGTCAAAAATAGGCACGCGAACCGTCGGGTCGGTGCCTAATTCGTTATATGTTACCGCTTGCAGGTCTTGTCCGCTGAATTGCTGGAATTTGTACGATCCGTCGCTGCCGATAATGCGGAATTGGCGCGGAATCGTGTAAAATTGCCGTATCAGCTCGATGCACATTTCTCCAACTTCTTTAACCGCCGAATACAACCGTTGTAATGTTGCTCTTGACAGCTTACTTCCGGTTTCAATTAAAACTGCGATTGCGCTTGCGGCAGTAACGCCGCCGGTTGTTCCGCCCTGCGAAAAATCTCTATTGCCGATAACCTCTTTAAGCTCTTGGATGCGGTTTGTGTGATACGATAATGTTGTGCCTTCAAGTGGCTGAACGTTAACCGGCATTACTGCGTCAGCAATAGTGCCGGAACCCTCGAATTGAATGCCGGGCTTTGTGAAGTCAAAGAACTCATCCATATTAACGCCTGCGTCTTTTTTGTATGCAAATCTCGGTATACTTGCAAGACGGGCATTTTGTATCATGGCTTTATTAAGCAGGTCAATATCACGTTGCACATTGCGCCCGATATCGACTGTGCCATAACCGATTAACGAGCCTTTTGCGGGATACATGTGCACCGTAACAAACGGATATTTACCGTGCCAGTAATATCCGTCGGGATATGTCGGTGTGCCGTCAGGATTGACGGCATTTTCGGACGCAAACAACACAATATCATTGACAAACTGACAATAATGCAGTATTGTTTTCGTGCCTTTTTGGACCTTGTAATACCAGTGATATACGAGAGATTTTCCCTCGTTTGGTATATCATCTTCAGTGAGATACTGTTCGATTATCGACGGGTCGCTGCCTAAATGCCCTTTGACTTGAGGATAGCGAACTTCGAGTATCTCGTTGTCTACTAACTCAACCCTAAATACATGACGGCTGTCCTGTATGTCTGTTACTCCCGGCTCCCAAAAAAGGGACATAACGTCGATTGCCTTTATCTCGATATCGCCTAAACCGTTGTATAATGTGGGATTCCAAAATACGCCGAATATGCCTATACCCGTCTGCACATCCCAACCTACTTGGTCATATGCTTTTTCAAATTTGGCGTTTTCGAGTACCACAGGCAGGATTGACGACAGCAATTCAGCTTTTTCTTGGTCGTCAGGTTCACGCGGCAAAACGGAAATCTCCGGAAAATTGTCCATAAAATCGGCGTGTTTGTTGGCAACACCGTTAAACAACCACGAACTGGTCGGGTCCGGCTCGTTTGCAAAATGCTTTTTATATGTCTCCGACTGCCATTGTCGAGCATTTATATATAACGTGTTGTCTCGGACTCTGTACTCGGCGTTTTTCTTATACTGCTTGTACTTTTGCAGTATTTCGGCAGCTTTTAGCACCTGATATTTGTCTATCTTACCTGCCATGCCGGCAGGCGAATCACGCGTGAATTTTTCAGCGGGCGCCGACTCATCGCGCAATACCTGATTTTTACCAGTCATAACGCCAACCGCGTCCTTTACATTTTGTATTAATCCCATATTGTCACCTCAATTAAAAAGTGTACGGCGATTTACCGTACACCTTTGATATATCTTTGAGCATATCCAGCGGGTCAAACCATATCGGCTTATCAACCTTTTGCATGCGCGGTTTAATCGGATGCGCCATGCAAAAATACCGCGTTTCGTCGGCGATGTGGTCCTCGCCGTCTGTGTCTAAGTCCTCTACCTTGTTATCGTCATATACAAGCGTCGGGATTGTCCTAATAAACGCTTTACATGTGTTAAATATATACATCATCGCTTTGCCGTTATCATCAAACGCAAGTCTGTAACGCACCTGTTGCCAGCCCGGCAGGCGCGAGTTGTCAGCTTTATTGAAATACACCTTGTACTTATCCGCAAAATTAATAATCGGGTCGCCGCCGTCCTCAATCCATATAGACGGGTCAGCAACGCCGATAATCGATTTACCTTTAAGCCATCGGTGCTCGGTCTCGATGCGGCGTATCTCCGCAAACACCCGATCTGCGGTCCACTTTACGCCCTCATTTGCGTTATCTGTGCATCCGTATAACTCAAGTATGCGGTAAGCAACACCGTCATAGTCAACCGCCCACCAGCCGCAAGAAAACGGCTTTGAATAGCCCCAGTCAAACGAGCGGTATATGCGCCAATCGGACGGTATCTCAAATGGCTCGATAACGTGTGTATAAAGATGATTTTTCGCCAGTATCTCAGGCGATACGCCAAGTTTTTCAGCAACATCGGCAGGCGGTACAATTGTAAACTCCTCGAAAAACTGTCCTTCAAACGCGTTCCAGTCGCCATATAGCATTGCTCTGCGGCGTTTTTCCGGTAGTCTTTCGAGCGTCTCCACATAGTCCGGGTTGTGTTGCATCAAAAAGTGATTATCGTATACCAAAGACTTAATAAACGTATAATCCTCCGGCTTTTCGTTCGCCCGGTAGTTTCGGTCGATAAAAAGACGTTTTACCCAATCGTGCCCGACGCCGCCGGGGTTGCAGGTGAAGTACATGCGCGGCGTGAAATAGTTATCCTTCATGTTGCCGGATATACGGTTGCTTTCTGTGAGTGCTTGAAACTGTTTTTCGGTAAAATGCGTGGCTTCTTCAAGAAATATAACCTCGTACGCTTGCCCCTGATACTGTAACACGTCATCCTCGCGGTCACAGTAACCGAGCTTGATGCGCGAACCGTTCGGAAAGCGGAACTCCTTATTGGTCGAAACATAGGTCGCGATGTCTTTTAGCATTTTCAGCAGGGGAAACAGGTGGTTCTCGCGCAGCTCAGCGAACGTACGACGTAACAATAATATCTGTATGC